GCTGCCTGATTGGCCGGCGGTCCTCCCGGGGAGAGCGGCCTACCCGTGATGGTGTCTAGAATTTCCATTTTTCTACCCCCTCAGGATGGGGACTCGGTCACGATGTCGGCGGCCGTGATGTTGTCCGCATTATCCCCGACGTCGATCAGCGTACCTGCGACCCCGTAATCTCTACCGATGTCCGAAGAGTCTAGCCCGTGCCTCCAGTAGTGCTCAAGATCATCGGCAACCGCGTAGTCGTCTTTGTTGTATCTCAAATCCAAGTCTCTCCCGTTACCTCCGTTATAGATAGATGTCACTGCCGAAGATGAAAGAGCGGAGCTAATGAGAGCAGTCGAGTGCACGAGACCACCCAGGGGGAATCCATCGTCTAGCCTCTTTCCTATCGATATCGCCCTATCAGTGGAAGTCATCGTACCAGCGGAATCTGTGATCGTCGTCGTTACTGCAACGGAGCTTCCGTCCGCGTACAATACCATCGGGTTATCGGAAGTAAATGTAACTACGAGCTGTACCCATGTATCCAATGAAAGGACAGTGTCGAACTCCAGATGCTTGAATATGGTCCCAGAAGAATTGTATAGCCTTGCGTGAACCTCGTCGTCTACGTAGTTGAAGAATATCCTATTGATGTCATCGTCATCTCCAGGCTGGTTCGAGCATTCGAAGATAGTCCCATTGTCGGTCACGCTAGATGGCCGGAACCAACACACCCATGTCCAGTCGGCCCCGATGCTGATCGTCTGAATCGTATTATTCTGAAGGGCTTCTGTGGAGTTATCGAAGTCGAGCGAGAACGGGTCGAAGATTCCGCTCCTCGAGCCCGCCACGCCGCTATGGAAGTGGGTGACGCTCATGTGATCCCACTTCCCCAGATGAAGAAACTTGTATCCGTGATCTTGTATACCGTTGCAACACCAGAGAGCGCTACGGTTCGGTTACCAGTTGGAGGCGTAGCTCCAGATCCGTCGAGCCAACGCAATGTGACTCCGCTACCCGCCGCGATCGTAAGATCCTCCGTGTCCGTGTTCGCCACGACGTACGTCGACCCGATCGGGGTATTCCCGTCGTTATCGCAAGTGTACGTTACTGAACCGCCTGTGCTCTTGTGCCAGAACATCCCATTGTGTGCGAGATCGAAGCTGTCGTTTGCATTGATATCGTACAGCGGCATCACATTGAATCCGACCGGCCGAAACGTACTCGTCCCGTCCTTTACGTCTCCGCCTGTGCCCTGGTCTGCATCGGTCTCGGTGCGAGACCTGAGCGTTTCCAAACCATTGCTGTATAGCGTGACGCTCCCGTTCCGGTCGAACTTGATCCAACTCTCCTCTATTGCCCCAGCAGCGCTGGCCTGCAGGATCCCACCCTCTCCCGTTGCCGTAAGGGTGCGCATGGCAATCCCGCCGATAGAATTCCTTACGATGTAATGGGCGCTGGAAGTGGACCCGTTCTGGTCTACGATCGTACCTTGGAAGTCCGCTCCGTTCGCGCTCGTACTCAGATTGATCGTTCCGTTGTGGTAGATTGCGACAGCTCCGTCCGGATCTCCAGAGAATAGGACCCTGTTCGTTCCAACCGAGTCCTCAGACTCTAGATTGATCAGTCCACCATGCACTAGGTTCTTGATCCCCAGGTTGACAGAGCCTTCGTAACTCAATCGACCTGCCGTGGCAGAAGCGCTGTTGGCCAGAATGATATCTATCGTCTGCGATCCTCCGGAACTGGGGACGCCAGCGCCGGAACCGACCACATTGACTCCCTGAGAGTTCGTGGTTACGCGAGCGCTACCTGCGTGAAGAAGCTGACTAGAACCGTCAGGATCTCCCAGGAAAAGGCTCCGAAGAGTTCCACCCGCATCTTCGGACTGGACCGCTACCAGCCCTCCGTGAACTTCGTTGCGAACCGCAAGGATCGTATCTCCGACGTAGCTAATGCGTCCGGCTGTCGCCGATGCTGAGTTCGCCAGGATCACGTCTATCGTCTGGCTATCGCCCGAGGAAGGAACTCCGGCTCCGGATCCGATGACGTTGAGGCCCTGGGCATTGGTCGTGACGCGAGCGGTACCTGTGTGAAGTAGCTGGCTAGAACCGTCAGGATCTCCCAAGAACATCGTCCGGATAACTCCGCCCGTATCTTCAGACTGAACGACTGTAAGTCCGCCGTGTACTTCATTGCGAAGAGCCAACGTCGTATCACCACCGAAGGTCACGCGGCCCGCGGCATCTCCCGAGCTATTCTCCAATCCCAGAAGTATCGTCTGCGCATCTCCGGCGGTTGGATCTCCGGCACCCGATCCGCGCAAGGTCAAACCGCTCGCGCTCGTCTCTACCCTGACGATACCCAGGTCATGGAGTACTACGGACCCTCCCGGGTCTCCGCTGACCAGCAGCTGATTCGCCCCTCCTGAATCCTGCGACTCGAGCTTTACGAGACCACCGTGCACTTCATTCCGGATAACGAGATCGACCGTACCCTCGTACGCGATACGAGATGACGGAACACCGGCTGAGTTCTCGATCTGAAATGCTGCGGTCTGTACGCCGCCCGTGGTAGGGTCCCCGGCTCCAGAACCACGGAATGCAACACCCGGGGCCGTGGTTGAGAACTTGAGACCTCCAATGTGATATAGCACCGCAGAACCATCCGGAGCTCCGCTGAAAAGCAGCCTGGACGTTCCCGCAGAATCCTCCGACTCGAGTCGGACTAGACCTCCATGAACTGCGTTCTGGATCAGAAGATCCGTGCTGGAAAGGAATGCGATCTGAGCGATCTGGTCTCCGTTCGCATTCTCCCAAGGTAGACTCGCGTTGAAGGTACCCGGGGAAGTCGGGTCGTCCGTGCTCGTCCCCACGACTCGAGTGACATCCGAGGCCGTCACGGGGTCCATGTTCATCAACTGGAACCGCGAACCACTCGAGTCGAACCGAAGATCGTATATGAGACCGGATATGATTTCGCCACCGGATGTCGCCGATCCGTCGGATCGCACGATCGGTACCGCAGCGATCGAGTCCACCGCCAGAGTCGCAGCACCTATGTTCGTGTGCGTGGCCTCGAATAGTACAGCGTCGCCCTGTACGTTCGATGTTCGAGTCGTATCCATTACGACCGTAAATGCATCCACGGTCGCACCCATGGTCTCGACTGCGAAAGAAACGCGTCCGGTAGCGATCGTCGCCGGGGTACTCGGAAGAAGATCGAATCCTGCTAATATGAGATCTAGCTCTCCTTCGACCTCGGCCGATCGAGCCTTGTTGCCGGGAACGAAGTTGGTAAGACGCGTGTAGTAGCTATTGGCCATCTATCGCTGAAGCCTCCGAAGATCGTACTGGAGCGTGATCCCTTGCATGATCCAAGGCTCGGCCTTCGCAGACGAATTGAATATTACGAAACCTATATTCTCACCGCTCCCGGTAAGACCCGCCCTCGCCGTGTTTATCGCCTGGCCATCCCATATGAACTCGTCCCAATTAGAGTCATCCCAGAATCCTCCAGTACCGAAGATGTCGAGCTCTGGGATATCCGAAATGTCTATAGAGCTAGAGGAGCTGGACACTTCCGGAGCTCCGTATGAAATGTCTGCCGTGAACTGGATCGTCACCGCGTTCTGTGCTGCGAGCTCCAGGTCTACCCTGCGAAACCTCTTGCGAATAGATGGCGTGCCAACCTGATTGAAAGCAAGTCTCACGTATGCCTCTATTTCAGCCCCATCGAAGTTCCGTCCGATACGATCCTCGTATACGAAACCGTCCGTGGATGCGAAGTAGCTTCTCTCCATCCCGTCCGCATCCTCTGCGTTGTATATTCGGTTCACGACCAGTGGATAGGAAAGAAGCCCGAACTCAACCCGAGTACGAGGAGTCAGCCCTCTCCTATCATTTGCAGACCCGATGGAGGGAACGTACATGACGAGAGCCGAGGCATCGTTGAAATACACTCTGTACTGATTAGAAGATCGGACGATAGAGGAGTCATTGACGTTCGCGCGTTCCGCGATAACGACCGGCTGGACTAGCTGAGAGACCGTAGACCCCACAAAGTCACCGAACGACTCCGCACGAGCGATCGATGTGATTCCCAGGTCGTCGAGCGTATAGATAGTATCGATCGACTGAACGGAATATAGACGACCTCCCGTCTTCTCTCCGATCAGTCGAAGTTCGAAGTTAGCGTCGGTCTGACCGAACATACCTCGGCTCTCTCTCTCAGTCACGACGACGAGAACTCCACCGACTGTAGGGCGAATTCCGGTGATTTCATCCCCGATCCCGAACTCAGCGGCACCCAGGAAACCATTCCAGGTGAGCGGCTGGCCGATCACCGAGTGCTGTAGAGAACCTCCAGGGAAAGCGAACCAGAGATAATTTCTGTGCTCTACGACGAGGAACGGTGCATTGCTGGCCGGCTGTCCCCCTAAGGATGTCGAGGGATGCAAGATCGGAGATACTACTCCGTTCTCGTCGATCTCAAATCCGGGGTCTACGCCGTTGCATCCGTAGGCCCTGAAGGTCGCAGATCCTCCAAAGAAGTTTTTGCTGATAAACCGGTACGTGCCATTGATCGAGAAGGCGAAGGCACTGTTCGCCCCCGACGCATCTGCGAACTTCGTGGCCGACTCCGTGAGATCCTCTGTGTCCGTGAACGGACCCCCCGCAACGCCTGTGAGAACAATGTATCCCTCCGCATCGTTCGTACCCACGGCGCCAGAATGCACGATGACCCGGTGTACCGTCGCGGTCGCGGAGGAAGAAGCGCCGGTCACGGTATCGCCCTCAAGCGGAAGCGCGCGCCCCGTACCGCCCCCTCCGCCGTCGAAGAACAGGGTCTCGGCCATCGTGACACCGGTCGTCGTCCAGCCCGAGGTGCTCGCCTTGTGGAGGATCCCCGCGGTGGCACCCGCGTTATTGCGCACCGCATAGAC